GTGGCAAAATCGATCGTCGATGCTAAGGGCGATCTGATTGCAGCGACGGCAGCGGACACAGTCAGCCGTCTGGGAGTCGGTACAAATGGACAGGTACTGACGGCAGATTCAGCCGAGGCGACAGGACTTAAATGGGTCACATCGACAAGCGGCGGCATGACACTATTGGATTCTGGCAATTTATCTGGAACCTCAACCACAGTAAACATCACGACAACGGGATACAAGCAGCTCATCTGTTACCTGAAGGATGTCGTATGCACTACAGACTGGTATTGGAAAATTCAATTAAACGGCGATACTGGCTCAAATTACAGTATGATAAATCAGTACAACAATACCGCTTCAGCGCTTACGACTGCCAATGTCGTCGATTCTGGATTTGTATCTTACGGCCCAGTAGAAGGAACCGATAAAAACGCATTTGGAGTCTGGACGATTTATGATCCAGCAAATACCAATACAGTAAAAACTTGCACCGGATTTCTTTCAGCTATGGATTACCAAAATACTTTCAGGGGTAATGCGACGACTTTCGGTCAATGGTTCGCAACACCGGCGGCCATCACTAGCGTGACATTCGTTGCGGTATCTACTTATTCATCAGGAACCTACGAAATCTATGGAGTAAAATAATGAGCCGACCAATGCTGAAAATACATAATGCAGACACAGGCGAAACTATCGAACGCGAATTGACTGACGCTGAATTGGCACAGCATGAAGCGGATGTTTTGGCTATGCAACAGCGCAAAACAGATCAAGAAACCAAAGAAGCTGCCAAAGCTGCATTGCTCGATCGATTAGGCATCACACCTGACGAAGCGAAACTTTTGCTGCAATGAGTTATCCAAAGGCTACAGCTGCACATGCCATCGAGATCGCCAAGAGCGAAATCGGCTATGTAGAGACACCGGAGAACATCACCAAATACGGCGAATTTACAAAGGCCAACGGATTGCCATGGTGCGGATCTTTCTGCAATTGGGTATTGGCACAAGCTGGCGTCAAGGTTCACTCAGTCGTCAGCACAGCTGTCGGAGCTCATAAGTTTAAGGAGATTGGCCGCTGGCATGAAGTGCCTGCAATTGGCGATCTTGCATTTATGGACTTTCCACATGACGGGGTCGATCGCATCAGCCACATCGGGATCGTGGTCGGCATCGATGGCAAGACAGTCACTTGCATCGAAGGCAATACATCAGGCACAGGCGATCAGCGCAATGGTGGAATGGTCATGGTCAAGCAGCGCACAATCGGCAAAGAGGTTGTTGGATTTGGCCGTCCGAAATATGTTCCATATAAAGGCGAATTTCCAAAGGTAGAAATGCCATCACCAACAAAGGCCGAAAAGCCAAAGAAGGAGAAAAAATGGAGCAAATGAAAGCAGTCGCAGCAAGCTGGGCTCGGTCATTCATGGCTGCAGCTCTCGCGCTGTACATGGCAGGCGAGACAGATCCAAAGACATTGGCGATGGCTGGCGCAGCCGCTGTCGCTCCGGTAATCCTGCGATGGTTAAATCCAAAGGATCAAGCTTTCGGGTTATTGGGGAAGTGACTCGGAAACTACTGGCGGCAGCTCTAGCGACGGGTTTCTTGCTAGGGCTGTCGTCGTGTAGTTATCAGGGATGGACACGCTATGAGTGCCAAGAATTTGAGAAATGGGATGCGCCTGAGTGCAATCCGCCGCAATGCAAGGCTCTCGGAGTCTGTACTGAGGACATATACGGAGAGGATCCAAATGGGTTCACCTCATCGAAGATTGACAAATGAGCAGCTTAAAGCTCGGCTCATCGTATTCATTGGCGTCTGCCTAGCACTGACATTTGCATTTTCAGTCGCTGGGATGCTGTACGCGCTGATCTTTGTGACTCAGCCACTCGGGGATCAAGCTCCTAACGATCGAGCATTCATTGAGCTACTTTCGACGCTCACAATTTTCTTGACTGGCGCATTGGGCTCAGTGCTCGCATCAAATGGATTGAAAGACAAGCCAAAATCTATGGATGACACGCCGAAAAACACGCAGGATTCTTGACCTTGTCAGTCGATTGGTTCATGCTCTTACTCGGGAGCGAGCCTTGCCACGGGTCAGGCGAAATGCAGGGCTTGCTCCCCTAACAGAAACGGGAGCAAAATGACAACAGAACAAATCATCGGCTTTGCAGTATTGGCACAGCTGGCAATCTCCACACTTTTGTATTCAATGGGATACAGGGATGGCAAATCAGTCGGATACCATCATGGCCGATCTGTCGGCATGGCGATGGGCAAGACAAAGGCGGTCAAATAAATGGCCGGATTCTTGGATGGATATGAAGATGTCGCAACAAGGATCAAGCGACTACACGCCACTTACCCGACCAATCGGGTCGAGACTCACATCATTGATTTCAATGCGGCTGCAGGGTACATCCTTGTCGAATGCCGGATCTTTCGTGAATATGAGGATGAGAAGCCGTCGGCCATCGATTACGCATTTGGAAGAGTCGAATCCTACAATCCCAGCATGAAAAAATGGTTCGTAGAAGATACAGTCACAAGCAGCATCGGAAGGTGCGCAGGGCTTTTGCTAGGTACGGACACTCGGCCAACTTTAGAAAATATGAAGCAAGTCGAGACGCTGCCAGCATCATTTGTGAACAAGATCGAAGATGATCCGTGGTCAAAGCCATTTGCGGAAGATGGATTTGCTACAGCTGCAACAGGCATCGCTGAGATTGTCAATCAGCTTGGCGGTGAGCTCATTGCAGAAGCTCCACAGTGCAAGCATGGCCACATGATTCTGAAATCAGGATCCAGCCCAAAAACGGGCAAAGATTATCGAGGACATGTCTGCCCAGAAAAGGTCAAGGCCAATCAATGTCCGGCGATTTGGTACACACTCGGATCAGACGGCAAATGGAAGGTGCAAAGCTGATGGCTGACATGGAGATGATCAAGATCGCCAGTGGCGAGCGCACACGGAATGGTGCGATCGATGCGAGATGTTTAAGCGATTTGATGGCGGTCGATATGACACGGTCATGGGATCGCCTGAGCTGTGGTATTGCGAGCTGTGCAAATGAAGATGAAAGTGTCTTTCGATGACATGATGGAATCGATTGAAATTGCTTTGCTACGCATTCGAGAGATCAATGGCCGTCCAGATCATTCATCGAGGTACGACAAGAATCTGTCATTTCATGAATATGTCTGCCAATTGGCTGAATCGATCTGCGCTGAGATTGTGGTGGCTCGATACTTTGGGAACAAGGATTTCAAGCCGACTGTGAACACATTCAAGACACAAGCTGATGTCGGATCGCGCATCGAGGTCAAGTGGACAAAGTACGACACGGGAGCATTAATCATTGGTGAGACTGATCGCAATTCTGACATCGCTGTACTTGTCACGGGCAAATCGCCTGTCTATGAGATTCGGGGATGGATACCGGTATCGATCGCCAAAGATAAACGCTGGAAGCGTCGAGACAATCCATCATTTTGGGTCGAGCAATACAATCTTCATCCCATCGAGAATTTAAGGAGATCCAGTCATGGAGATGCTGCGCTTTCAATGTAGGGTCGAAAAGAAGATCACCAATCACGGCGTCAAAATGGACGAAGTGAAGCTTGGTGATGGCATGGTGCTTGTGCAATGCTTAGGATGTGGCGTCATGGGCGTCATGGCTAGGAGCGATGCACATGCCTGAGTACGACTACCGATGCGAAGTCTGCAGCAAAGTCAAGAGTGTCAAAAGATCATTCAATGACGAGCTTGATCGAGCACCTTATTGCGATGGTTGCACAATCCCAATGGCAAGGATCTATAGTGCCAATCCGGTGCATTTCAAGGGTCGTGGCTGGGGTGGCGATAAATGACAATTGTGAAAATGAGCTATGAATGCAATTGCGGCAAGATCATCTTGGTCGAAGGCACAAAGATCATGGACACGGCATTTGTCTTGACTGATTTGATGTTCGATCATGAGGATGTGACCTGTGGATAACCTGTGGACGACACGCAGGAGACGCGCTCAACTTATCCACATTCTTGACTCATCCTTGACAGTGCCGCTACCGTCCTGCTCTGCAAGCGAGCGGCTGAAGCCGTGTAGCTCGCTAAGGAGACAGGCGGTTAGGGGAGCTCTTTGCCTATTGCTAGGCTCGATTGTCTTACAGATGCAACCCGTACACGCAGCTACACAAGCTGATCAATATCGTCTCTATGCTCATTCAAGGATCATTGATTGGAAGCAATTCAATTGCTTTGCCAAGATCATTCACAAAGAATCTCGATGGAATCCACAAGCTCGCAATGGCTCACACTTTGGGCTAGGTCAGATGAGATCCCAGTGGTATCGCAATCTTGATCCATATCGTCAGATTGATCAGACCATCAAATACATCACAAATCGTTATCAAACGCCATGCAAAGCATGGGCATTTCATGAGCGTAAGGGTTGGTTCTAATGAGCCTACATTCACAGCGTAAGAGCAACAGCGCACAGTGGAAGAAGATCCGGTTAAGGATCCTGATGCGTGATGGATATGAATGCTATTGGTGTGGCATGGATGCAG